TTTTCACGAAAGACATTTTGATGGAGTATATCCAACATTCTTAAAATATCAAATCACACAAGATGATATTGATAGAGGTAGAGCACCAAATACTAGTTCATCTGGATTAGTTGGACTGACAACGGATCACAGCGTAGGTAACACAACTCAGTTTGCATGGAAAGAAAATGCAAACTATCTTTATATTCCTGAATCAGTAACTGGTATTACTAGAGTTTTCCAGTTTGATGGAAATAGTAGCATCACAAATAATATGTTTAGTGTTAAATATCAGTTGTTTTTGAATGATATTTACTACTGGGGTTCGACAGAACTCTTGACATATTCTATGACAAAAACATATCTTGAAGATCTTAACTTTTTAATCTCCACACAAAAACAGTTTAGATTCAACAAGAGACAAGATAAGTTGTTTATTGATATTGATTGGTCATCTCTTTCGGTTGGAGACTACTTAGTCATTGACTGCTACAGATTATTAGACCCAACTCAAAATACTCAAGTTTATAATGATTCATTCCTCAAGAAATACTTAACCGCTCTTATAAGAAAGCAATGGGGAATGAATATGATGAAGTTTACTGGGGTTAAACTTCCTGGTGGAGTAGAGCTCAATGGTAGACAAATGTATGATGATGCAATGCGAGATTTAGAAGAAATCAAAGAAATGATGTCAAGCACATATGAACTTCCCCCATTAGATATGATCGGTTGATATTATGGCACTTAATCCATTTTTCTTACAGGGTTCACAGACTGAACAAGGACTTGTTCAGGATCTTATCAACGAACAGTTGAGGATGTATGGTGTTGAGTGTTATTATCTTCCAAGATCTTTTAATACAATTAAAACCATTATGGAAGAAGTTACTTCTTCCAGTTTTAATAATGCAATACCATTAGAGGCATATGTAGAAAACTATGATGGTTATGAAGGTCAAGGAAGCATAATGTCTAAGTTTGGAATCCAACCTATGGATGACCTTACTTTAACCATTTCAAAAGAGAGATTTGAACAAAAAGTTCAACCAGTTATTAAAAATGATCCTGTTGGAATCCTTTCAACTCGTCCAAAAGAGGGAGATTTAGTATATTTCCCTCTTGGAGATAGATTATTTGAGATTAAATTTGTTGAGCACGAACAACCTTTCTATCAACTCCAAAAAACTTACACATATCAGTTGAAATGTGAACTCTTCCGTTATGAAGATGAGGTCATTGATACTGGCATTCTTGAGGTTGATGATAATGTTGCAGAAGAAGGATATATTCAAGAACTTTCTCTTGTTGGAGTTGGAACAACTGCTGAGGCAGTAACAACACTGGTAAATGGAGCAGTTCAGCAAATCTTTATTAATCAAGACGGTAATGGATATACATCACCACCTCGTGTCGTGATTGGTAATCCTGTTTCTGGTGGAACAACCGCATACGCAGTTGCTATTGCTGCTACAAATGGTGGTGTTGATCAGGTTCAGTTGATTAATCCTGGTGCTGGATATACCAGCAATCCAGTTATATTCTTCTTCCCAACATCTTCTGGAGGAGGATCTGGAGCTGGTGCAACAGTTGGCATTACTTCAAGTGGTGTTGGTATTGTTACTGTTACCGAAAAAGGTGCTTATTATACATCTCCACCAACGATTACTTTCAGCGATCCCCCTGCAGGCATTGGAAACACAAGAGCAACTGCAGTTGCGATCATGGGAGGAACTCAAGTCCAAAGCATTCGTATTACAAATGCTGGTCGTGGTTATACTTCTGCACCAACTATTACTATTTCGGCACCAGCAACTTCTGGTCTTGGAACTTATATTTTCAACGAAGAAATTATTGGAACTGCTTCAAGTACAATCGGTCGTGTCAAGAGTTGGGATCCAGCAACAAGAATCGCAACTGTTGGAATCGTCACAGGATTCTTCCAAGTTGGAGAAACTATTCAAGGTCTTGAGTCTGGTGCTACTTACAGACTGGAAGTTCAAGAGACCGACAATGTTATTGATGAATATAATCAGAACTTAGATATTGAGACTGAAGCAGATGGAATTCTTGACTTTACAGAAAGAAATCCATTTGGAGATGTGTAACTTTGTTAAATAGTTAGTAAATAGGAACATTATACCATGTTTGAGTATTTTTATCACCAGATTTTGCGGAAGACTGTAGTTTCTTTCGGAACTCTGTTTAACAACATTCTCATTCGCCATACTGATGGTACTGGCAATGATATTAGTGTTATGAAAGTACCATTGGCATATGGTCCTACAGAAAAGTTTTTAGCAAGAATACAACAGGCAGCAGACCTGAACAAACCAGTTCAGTTGTCTTTGCCCAGAATGTCATTTGAGTTTATTGGACTCACATATGACCCAGCAAGAAAGGTTACTACAACTCAAGCATTTAAGGCAGTAAGAAATCCTGGCGATAAAACTACAACTAAAAAAGTTTACATGCCAGTTCCTTATAACATGAGATTTGAGTTGTCAATCATGGCAAAGAAAAATGATGATTGTCTTCAAATCATTGAACAGATTTTGCCGTATTTCCAACCAGCATATACAATGACAGTTAACTTGATTTCTGACATTGGTGAAAAGAGAGATATTCCAGTTGTTCTCGATGGAATCTCCATGAGAGATGATTATGATGGAGACTTTAATACTAGAAGGGTTTTATATTATACTTTAACATTTACCGCTAAAACATATCTGTTTGGTCCTGTTGCATCTGCAAATGGCGTCATTAAGAAGGCAACTATTGACTACATGACTGGAGTTGATCCAAGTCAAGCAAGAAGAGAGCAACGCTATAGTGTTACTCCTCGTGCTGTTCGTGATTATAATGTCGATCAAACAACATCAATCACTGAAAATCTCACTAAAACAGAAACTATTATTGATGTAAGTAGTGTAAGTGGTCTTTCTGAAAAATCCTATATCAATATTGATGGTGAGCAAATGCGTATTAAGAAAATTGATGGAACTAAGATTGTGGTCGATAGAGCACAAGACGGAACAGAAGCAATGGAACATGCCATTGGTGCATATATTAATGTAGTGAATACTGATGATGATGCATTGATTGAAGTCGGTGATGATTTTGGATTTAATGAAACATTATCATTCTTCCAGGACTTTAAAGAGTATAGTCCATCTCAAGGGGAGGACATCTGATGAAAACTGAAAGTTTAGATGAAGTTTTTAATGTCTCTCCTGCAGAAATTGTAAAGAATGATGTTGAAGAACCAGAGATTATAAAGAAAATCAAATCTGAAAAAAATGATATTCAAAAAGACTATGAATATACTCGTGGCAACCTCTATTCTTTGATTGAAAAAGGACAAGAAGCAATCAATGGTATTCTTGAGCTTGCACAAGAAAGTGAAATGCCAAGAGCATATGAAGTTGCGGGACAGTTGATTAAAAATGTTTCTGATGCAACTGATAAGTTGATGGATCTTCAAAAGAAGCTTAAAGATATTGAAGATGAAAAACCAAAAGGTCCAACAAATGTTACAAATGCACTTTTTGTTGGGTCAACAGCAGAACTTCAGAAATTACTAAAATCCAAAGACCTAAATAATCAATAAAACCATAAATCATGGCAGCTAGGTCAGTTAATCTAACAATAGAACAGGGTACTGATTTTACAACAACATTTACCATCAAAAACCCTGATGGCACTGTTCTCCCATTGACTGGATACTCAGCTGTTGCGAAACTTGGTAAACACCCCTCGGCAACTTCCACCACTAGCTTTTCTACTAGTATCACAGCATCTACAGGAAAAGTTACTCTCACAATGGGCAATGCAGTTACTGCAAACTTAGAACCAGGGAGATACTATTATGATTGTGTGATTGAAAGTAGTGGTGGAAATAAAACGAGAGTTATTGAAGGTATGGTTTTAGTCACCGCTGGTTTAGCATCCTAATGGCAGACTACGATATTACACTAGATACTACTTCACTAGATATAACTCTAGATAAAGATAGTTCTTTAGTTGAAGGTGGCAGTCAGTTTGACGCAACTCTATCCGAGACAGAAGTGGCAAACAAATTCACAGATCTTACAGATGTAAGTATTAATCAAAATAATCTGGATGCAACAAGAACAAACTATGTTGTTGTTTATGATAATGCTGTTGGAGCATTTAAGTTAGTCGATCCTGATCAAGTTTTGATTGCAGCTGCGTCTTCCATTGGAAATGTGGGATATGTTGGTCTTCCAACCTCGTTTATTAGTCAACTTGACAAAGATCTTGATCAAAAAGTTGATCTTGATGGTGGAAGTTTTTAGTATTTTATTTAACGCTATATTATAAATCGATAAATACTACTAAAAGGTAAAGTATAGAAATGGCAGCTCCAGTTCTACAGTTTAAGAGAGGTCTTTTAGCTGACCTTCCAGCTCTGAGAGCGGGTGAGCCTGGGTTTGCAACTGATAGTTCGGACTTTTACATAGGTCTTACTTCTCAGTCTGTAAATAACAAATTCTTTGGCTCTGCTCGTTATTGGACAAAAGAAACAACCACAACGGGCAGTGCTGTTCGTCTGGTAGAGGGAACAAACAATGGTGCAAACTATGTTGCACTCAAATCTCCAGACGCAGTTGCATCAAATATTACTTATACTCTTCCAGGTGCTCATGGCGCTAATGGAACAGTTCTGACTCAAGACGGATCAGGTAACTTGAGTTGGGTTGCTGGATCAGTTAACGCTGTTTTCACTGGTATTTCATCCTTTACAGATACAACAGAATCTAACGATACTACTAGTGGTGCGGTTATTATTTCTGGTGGTGTTGGTATCGCTAAAAACTTAAATGTTGGTGATGACTTAACTGTCTCCAATAACGGTACTATCACTGGTATTCTTACCGTAGCATCATCTGATGATATTGCACTTCAGGTTACTGGTGGTGTAGATATTGACAAGAATGTTAATATTGCAGGAAGTGAATATATCGGTGCAGACCTTTATGTTGCAGGTATCTCTACATTTGTAGGAACTGTAACATTTGAAGGTGGCACCATTAATCTTGGTGATTCAGATGCAGATAACATTAATGTTGCTGGTGAGTTTGTTTCTGATCTGACACCAAACACAAATGATACATATGACATTGGTATCAATGGCAAAGCATGGAGAAATGCAAACTTCTCTGGTGTAGGCACTTTTGCTGCAGGTTCCATCTCAGATGCGATTCAGATTGGAATCACTGCAGCTGCTGAAATCGATACATCTGCTGGAGATCTGACACTTGATTCTGCAGGTGGTCAGGTTATCATTGATGACAATCTGAGTGTTGCTGGCGTTTCAACTCTTACTAGCGGAGCAGTAGTCAATAATATTCAGGTTGGTATTTCTTCTGCTGGAGAGATTGATACTACTGCTGGAAGTCTGATTCTTGACTCTGCAGGTGGTGACATCTTTGCTGAAGATAATCTTCATGTTACTGGTACACTGTATGCCGCTGGAGGAATCACTCAAGCATCTGGTGAAGCAACATTTGCTTCTGCAACTGTAAGTGATCTTACTGCTGAGAGAGTAGTTCTTGCTGGTGCTTCTGGTGCTCTTGTTGATGATGCAAATCTTACATATAGCGATGATGGTCTGACAGTTGGTGCTGGTGGTATCAATGTCACTGGTGTTTCTACATTCTCTGCTGCTGTAGTTGTTGGTGGAGACTTGAGAGTCAATGGTAATGACATTCAGGCATCTGATGGAAACACCAACATCACGATGACATCCAATACTTTGACCACCGTTGCTGGTGATCTCAAAGTAACTGGAAACGACATCCAAGACTCTGGTGGTGTTGCTATTACATTTGATGGTTCTCAGAATGTAACGGTTGCTGGAGATCTTCAAGTTTCTGGTAATGATATTAAAGATAGTGGTGGTTCTGCTGCCCTGACATTTGATGGATCAACAAATGTTACTACTGCTAATAACCTGACAGTTACTGGTAACCTTTATGTTAATGGTTCAACAACTCAGGTTAACACAACTTCTCTGACAGTTGAAGACTCTCTGATTGAAGTTGGTCTTGTTGATGGTAGTGCTCCTGGATCTGATCTTAATAAAGATCTTGGACTTCTTCTTAACTATTATGATGGTTCTGCTAAAAAAGCAGCGGTATATTGGGACGATTCCGTCTCCAGAATGGTTGTTGCTGCTGAAGTTACGGAGTCTTCAAGTGTTCTGACTGCTTCTTCTTATGCAGCATTTGAAATCGGTTCTCTTTATGTTAATGACTGTGCTGGAGGAACTCAGGTTATTTCTTGTTCAGGTAGTGAAAGAAAGTTAGAAAACATTACTATTGATGCTGGTGCATTCTGATATATCTAAAATCTAAATACAAGGGTGGAGAAATCCACCCTTTTTTAGTAGGTGCTTGAAATGAATGAACAAGATCTTCAATATTTGTTAAAGGCATATCAAGATAAATCATTCGATATGTTTACACAAGTCATTGCTCTTCAGGCAAAGGTTAATAAAATAACCGATGTTAATGCTGAACTTGGAAAGAGAGTTCAAGAGCAACAAGAGGAAATCAAAAAATTAGAATCTAGATTGTCTAGAAAGAAAACAAATGAAAACATTTAGACAGTTTCAGGAAGATTGGAGCAATAAATATAAACGCAGTATTGATTGCTCAACCCCAAAAGGATTTTCTCAGAAAGCACATTGTGCTGCTAGAAAAAAGAGAGCAAAAGGTGAGGAAACCAAATCCAAACCAGTACAATGACAAGAGAACCTAAAAATTTAATAAAGTGGGTTGCTATCAGTGTTGGTGGACTGATTGGCGTTGCTCACATAGGGTTATTGGGATATGTATTAAATCCACAAACAAAGATTCAACAACCTCCCACATTTAATATTCCAAACGGACCATATTCGTCTTATAGAATCAAAGCTGGTAAAGACGGATATGAGATTGAATATCGTGCAAATGATCCTAGAGTTCTTGAGTCGGAAAGATCTTTGAATGTAGATCAAAATAGACGAGGATTGTTTGGTGGTGGGTCTGAAAAGAGATCAGAATATCGTAGAGATCAATATACTATGGATGGTGCTAGAAACTTAGGAGGTGCCATTGACGGTGAGGGAAAGTCTGCAAAAGACATAGAGTGCATCGTGGCGGACGCTGGAGCACGGTCACAAGGTGCGATGGCAGGTAGTGCTATTGCTGCTGGAGTCGCCGTTCCTGCTCTTTCTAGCGTCCCCTATGTGGGTTGGTTGGCAGGTGGATGGGCACTACTCTTAGGACAGAAAGCTGGATCGGAGTTGGGGTCACAAGTTGGTCAGGTTTTCAACGATTGCTAAATAAAAAGAGACCCTTTTTTGAATGAAGAACGGTAAGTGTCCAGCAGGACAATATTATTGCTATACCAATAAGGAATGTAGACCCATTCCTGCTGGATTTATGGTGGATCCTCAGGGTATGCTTCGTAAAGAAAATGGTGCTTCAACAGTAAAAGAAGAAGGTCTTCGTGATTGGTTTGGCAAATCTAAATCAAAAGATGGTAAAAAGGGTTGGGTAAATGTAGTTACTGGTGGCACTTGTGCCAGTGATGAACCTGGAGAGGGAACACCTAAATGTGTTTCTTCTGCTAAAAGAGCAAGTATGACAAAAGCAGAAAGACTTTCTGCTCAAAGAAGAAAGAAAAAAGCAGATCCTGGGCAACAACAAAAGTCTGGTGCTGCAAAACCAACTTATGTTTCAACAGATCC